TATTGATTCCGTGATGCTCCTTGAGGTTTTCTGGACGTCCGGTCAATGTCATGCTCAAATTCTCCTTATCATAATCACGCTCCACATCGAAGTATAATTCCTGCCCTCTGTCATCATGGAAAGTAATCCGGCACCTTTCCACCAATCCCCCCAGTTCTGAAGAGTCTAACCACAAGTCCGGCTTTTTATCTACCTTCAGATGACAGTAGCGGTGTACCTTGCCACTTTTTCTGATTAACTCCACTTCGACGATTGTCGCTACCTGATTGGTACGCAGAATGCGTACTTTCTGACCTTTCTTCATTGATATTTCTTTTTTATTGGTATTCATTTCATCTGGTTCTGATGCCAGTAAGAAATCATCTCACTCACATTATGAACCTTGATTTTCGCTTTGATATTCTCCCGATGGCGGTTCACCGTATAAGGTGATATGTGCAGTTCCGCTGCAATATCATCCGTCTGGCAATTGGAAGCGATGAGTCTGAAAACATTCATCTCACGGGCGGTTAGTGCCGTGTCAAGTTCCGGGCGACAAATCACTCCCTCATGTTCGCACTCACCTCGTAGTGGGCACTTTACCTCCTCGAATACGAATTGTCCATCCTTATTGATGTCAAGGTTGTATTGGTCATACTCGCCGAAGTTGCAGCGGATGAAGCGGTGAACTACCCGGAATTCATAATGCCACCTATTCATTGTACTACTGGAGTAAAGTTGCATTAACCTGGCATGTGCTTTCGGGTATCTGTCCCTGATGACAGCAAGCATGTACTCGATGGTCGGGCGGTTGTCCTCACAAAGCACAACTGCCGCATGCCCAAGTTCTTTAATCATCACATCACCTTCGGGGGTGTTGTAGAACTCGATGTTAGTTATCGGCATGAATTTCACAACGTGATGAGTTTGTAATATGTGCTTGCTCCATTTCGCGAACTTGAACTATAGCTTTGCGAATTAGTGAGGGATAAAATGTACCTTGTACATCTACTTTGTACCCACTTGTGAATTCAAAGTGTGCATAAATCTGCTCTGGAGTGTATTTCACATCGCAGACTTTTAATTCTACCTTGAAAAACTCAAAATCCGCATAGGGATTACCACCGAAGGGTATTCTTTTAAATTCCTCCATAATTTGATTGGTTCTTAATTTTGTTGAATTATGAAAATGTTCTCATATAGTTCTCTTTCCAAAGGTTTGAAGGAGTCTTTTCTTAACTTGTCGTAGAATGTAATCAATGACATACCGCTTCTTCTTAGGAACTCATCACGGAGCCTCAGTCTCGTGCTTTTCTCCATCTGGTCGTAATGGTACTTGGGTACCATTTTTTGCTTTTTCTCTTCCATAATCTTAAATATTACGATTGTTATTATTATATTTATAACGCAAAGGTTTAAAATAATAGTCTAATATCAAAATATTAATCCTATTATTTTAATCTTATATTATTATTTAAATCTAGTATAAATAGTATAACATGTTTAATCCTGATAAAATAAGAAGATTATTTGAAGATAGAAAGATCAGTCAAGCACAGTTTTTGAAAGACACAAGTATATCTAAATCAAACTTATATGTTTGGCTTAATAACACTTCGATTCCTGGTGCCGACAACCTGGAAATTATAGCAGATTATTTTAATGTACCAATAGATTATTTTTTTGATAGAGATATAAACTCTTCTGGAATTAATATAGGTCATCAAGTTAAGGGCAATGGTAATAAAATCTCTGGAGATATAACTTTAAGCGAGTGTCGCAAAGAGATAGAGCATCTCAACGCTCTATTGGAGGAAAAAGAAAGAGTGATAACTGAGAAAGAAAGAACAATTCAAATATTAATCCAAAAGCAGAAGTAATATGGATAAAAAAGCGTATCTCTATATTGTTGAAGCTGGGCAGTTCAGTTTTGAGGTGGAAATAAAAGAATTATTAGGGAAAGTAGGAGATACTATTTGCATCAGCACAGACGGAATTGACCCTGATGGATTTGACGTTAAAATAACTTGTATTGAGGAAGATTACTATGTGTATTGTTCAATGCCAGGTGTTGATTAAAACCTCCTTTCCTAAAAGTAATTTAGGTAACAAAAGATATATAATTGACTATCAGCCAGTATGAAAAGTAGTGGCAACGGAATCACAAGGAAAAATGCTAATAGGTTCATTGATAACTTGTTAGCATTTTCTTTTTATGATAGTTGCACAACATTTGCACAACTCGCGAATAGGGAAAGAAAAAGCCGGGAAATAATTCCGGCTATATTGTTGTTTTAACCCCACCGCTGATTTTGGGAGTTGGGTCGTATTCTGCTTTTTGTCTTCGTTTCTCATCCTCGTCTTTAAGGTACTTGTTCCTTATCTCTTTGATGTCATTCGTCATTCCCCATACCTTGAAGAAGAGGATGATTTGCAGTACTCCGAATATTAGGAGTATGATGGTTAGAAAGTCAATCATAATCTTAGATATTTAGTTTGTTCTTTAATTCGTTGAACACATCGGGATTTTCAAGTTCTCCCCAGTAGTATTTCTTATAACTGTCTCGGTCAAAACTCTGTTTCTTCTCATAAACGATTAAGCATTGTTTATCACAGAGGATTATTACAGTAGATTCAAGGAGGCAAGCGTATGAGCGAGCTTGCAAAAATGCTTCTTCTATTTCTTGATTGTTCTTCATGTAGAATTTTGCCTCAATTAAGACCTTTGCTTTTTCTTCGTCTGGCTTGTTGTCGTAATGCAGAGCGTAGTCGGGAAATATTCGATGCCCACGTCCTGCATGTATTGGCAATTGGCGAATGAAGTCTTTGTTCTCATACCATCCCATAGAGTTAAGCAAAGGTTCTAATAACTGTTGCTCTACGTCCCATTCTATATCTATGCTTACATTTTGGGGTAGTGAAGGAGCATACAGCTTTGGTAAGGTTTCTGTATCAAACCCTTTCGCCTTTATCATCCGTAGAAGTTCGGAGTAATCCTCACTACTCATTGGCCATCCGTTTACTCCTTGAAAGTTCTTTCTTATGAGCGGGTGGCTGGAGAAGTATTCATCTTCCCGAAGCTCTTTTAATGTGATGTGAGGAATGTCTATTCTGTTGCTTATATAAGTGTTGCTGTAATAGTGGAAGAACGGGTCGATAATACCATCGGTTTGTGCTGTCCACAAACAAGTGATTGCACTAATAGGTACTGTTTCGTAATGAATCAGAATATCTCCCTTTTTCGTTTCCTGGTTTGACTGCCAAAATCCGGTAGTCCATTGCTCGCCATACCCTCTAATCAATCCCCCAATAAACCATGCTTGTGATGGTTTGGGAATTTCACTTTTTTCCTCCATATATAGGAGATTTGGCACATAGTCGTACATGAATGCACTCAATTCATCGGGTGTCAAGCTATTTCCTGTTCTGAACTGGTAGAACACCTTGCATAGTTCCCAATAATACATGCACCTGCTTTTGTAGTCAAGCTTCTTGGGGATTGGTGGCAATTCTATTTCAAAATGGTCAGCTAACTTTTTTAGTTCATAGAATCGGTCAATATAGAGGTATGGGAAGAAGTAATCGCCAAGCAGGTAATTTAGTTCTATTGATAAGAACGGAATGTATTCAAGCATCCGGTCGAAGTCGCCAATATCTAATACTTGCTCATTTTCTATTCGTAGCCCGGTAGATATGATTTCTTCATATAAGATGCCAGCTTGTTCTAATTCGGGAAATTCTATATTTTCATATTCTGATACTTTATAACACCAAAAACACTCCAATATATTACAGATGGTATCTTTATTAAAACTATCTTTCAATCTTGGATTGTATTTCTCTAATATCTGCTCTTCTTCAATCCACTCTTTTCTATCAGAAAAGCTGGATATAGTGGCTTCTCCTTCTGGGGAATTTTTATATAAGTTCCAAGTGTATTGGTTGAATCTCATGTTTTATAGTTGGGTTTTAACAGACAGTACATTCTCTACCACAAACAACTTTCTTATTTTATTTTTATGGAGTTTTATATCATCATATAGCGGGTTTTCACTGCGAAGGATAATATAGTTTGTTTCATCCTGCTCGTATCGCCTTATGTATTTAATCATCCTGTATTCATCTAATAGTATGAGATACATTTGACCATAAAATATATCATCCCAATTATGAATCTCGCGAATAACAACCATGTTACCATCGTACACTTTGGGTTCCATAGAGTCACCATTGGCACGTATTATTTTAGATTCCTTGTTAATGCCTGGCAAGTTGACTGAACCTATAATATCTTCCTGCGTGAAATAAATATCTCTGCCATCAGTTCCGCAAGTTGCATCCATATCATAAACCAATGTTCCAGAATAGTCACCTTCTTTAATGTCGGAGGTCGAGATTTCCAATGTGTCTTCTTTTTGTATATGAACTTTGTTCATTGGCGGCAAGGGGAAAACATCATTGACTTTTTTATTCATTGTTTCATTATACGGTACGCGACCATTTATCATATCAGATAAGTATGTCTTTTTAACCCCTAATCTATCAGCAATTTGGGATTGATTGAGTGAATATTCATATTTAATCCTATTGATTAGGTTTTTAAATTCTTGATTTACAGCCATGAAACATAAATTAACCGTTTGTATATGAAAATAGTTCATATACAGTGTTGATTATATGAATAAAGTTCATATATTTGCATCATCAATCAATCACGTAGCAAAGATAAACTAAATGATTGACGATACAAATAGTATAAACATATTAAATCACACGATTATGAGCACGAAGAGTTTTTTACATGAAGTTATGAGCCTTGCATGGCAGTTCGTTCGCAAGAACGGTTTCACGATGTCAGAAGCATTAAAGTGCGCTTGGGCTAACATGAAATTGAAATTGCAGATGAAAAGCAAGATTGTGAAATTCTACTTTCAAAAGGTGGACGGTTCTGTGAGAGAAGCCTACGGTACACTAAATGAAAAGCTGATGCCTGCCATTGCTGGTACTGACAACAGAAAGAAGAACGACACCGTTCAAACTTACTATGATACTGAACGCCAAGAGTTCAGATGCTTTAAGAAAGCTAACCTTTTAAAAATTGCCTGATATGAGAAACTATAGAGTTTGCGACAGTGTAGAAGCCTACGGGCTTGAAAAGGCTTTGGATAAGGCTTGTATAGACCTTGATAGAGTTGATAAGATGTCTGACACAGAGGCTTGTGCTTTCTGTAATACCGATACCAAAGAAGAGGCCTTAGAGGTTATTCAAGAAGAGATTGATTACATAGAGTTTCAACTTGATAGAATGGCAGTATGATAGAGGCATTGATAGTATTGGGCTGCTTATATGCAAGTTATAGGCTTTTCAGAAAGCCGGGCGAGAAGTTCTTTTATGATGATTAATCACACGATTATATCACGCACGACAGCCCTATTGACGGATTGAACGGCAACTGATAGCGAGAATCGGGTAGGGCACTATTGATTAGTTCTTTGACATATTGGTACGATATAAAGATATATTTCTGCGAAGGCACGTAAGCGAAGCCAGTGATGGTGGATAGTGGTGGGTGCAAGTGGAACGGAATTGACACCGATAGCAACCGAAGATAAGCTGATGAAGAGCGAATGGTTGTATATGTCTGATGGTGGTAAAGCCACGAAGTTGATATGATTTTTACTTTCAGCACATCAATTTGTCTTTAGTGTGGCGAGTATGCTTGGTTAGGCACAAGTATCGCTGAAAGGTCTAATTATAAGCCCTTCACGTCTCGATACGTGGTAGAATCCGTAGAAGGTATCGGGGGCGCAACAACCGCAGCAAAGGTTAGTGCTACTACCGTACTAAAAGCCACGGGTAAAGCGAAGTGCGCACCGTTTTACCTCATCCTTGTACGGGCGGTAAAATTTAAAATCACACGATTATGGGAAAAAGTATGTATAAATCACGTATGCCATATATAGGTATGCCGGTTAAGTGTAAACATCCCGGATGGGAAAGCAAGATTGGAGCGATTTGCGCCATCAATGGGGATAAAGTAATGGTAGAGTTCGGAAAGCACGATTTTGTAGAATTCTATAGTGATGAACTGGTTGCAATGACGATGTTATGAAGATAATTATGTTCTCTTTTTCATTGCTTGTATTGCTGTGTATGACAATGATGTTATGCAATTCCATAATAAAGGATGGTCCTCTATACATGACGGGGATTGTATTGACATCCACAATGTTTATTTTGTCTGTTATACTCGCAGTGATAACCGGTATGGAGTTGCGTAAAAAGTGTTAGTATGAACTGTTTTGTCGTGTTTTATTTTGTGTTTGTACTGGGTGTGCTGTTTGTGAAAATAGCGCACCTTTCTTATTGGGGCGTTCGGTGTAATGGCTAACACACCTCATTTGAGGAGACTGGCGGTTCGAGTCCGTCAACGCCCACCAATCATTCTAATATAACATTTATGGAAAAAGTAGAAAGTAAAGAGAAAATGAGAAACATGAAGAGAGGAGCCACGATAGAGCTGCCTATATCTTCACTTGAGACAATCCGCAACAACGTATCACTTCTAAATGCCAAGCATCTTCTTGAGGGTAAAAAATGGGCTTCAAAGTCTTATCCGAAAAAAGGTATTGTCGTTGTAAAAAGGGAGTCATAGTCATCTAACTCACACGATTATGGAACGGGTATTCACAGAACTCACCCCTGAATGCGAGATTACAGCACGGATGTATGCACAAGGGTATGAGAAAAAGGAAATCGCCAATTTCAAATGCCGGGCGGTTAGCACGATTAATAACCAATTGCAAAAGGCTTTTGAAATATTGCATGTACGGAATGGGAGAGAACTTGCAACAATGCTTTATGAACGGATAGCTGGTGTGAGGCTCACGATGGATTTTTCGCCTATAGTCCGTGTGTCCGTCACATGTTGCTTACTGTGTATATTTTCTTTGTCACTTTACCACGAACAAGGTGATATGAGGAGGTTACGAAGATTTAGAATTGAACATATAGAAAGGGTAAGAGAATGAACATGGAGGATATTTTAAATAGTGGTGCCAATGTTACTTTGACAATAAAGTCCACTGATTTGAAAGAGTTCGCAGAACATCTTGTAAAAAAGACTGTGAGAAGTATTAGAGACTCTTTCATCAGACCGGAAGAGGACTACTTGACCATTAAAGAGGCAAGTCAGATTCTACATACCGATAAGTCAACCTTATGGAGATGGCATAAAATTGGATATTTGTGCAGGTTGGAAATAGGAGGTAAGAGATTGTACCGAAAAAGTGATGTAGATGCTATTCTACAGAAAGAGAATAATTAACCCTTTAAATTTTACGATTATGAGTCTTATCAAAAAATCAAATGAATTAGTAATCCCTACCACAGTGAAAATGATGATCTACGGCCAGGCTGGTATGGGAAAATCAACAGTGGCATTGAGCGCACCGAAACCGTTATTATTGGATTTCGATAATGGCGTTAAGCGTATGAATATGACGCATTTGGAAAACATAGATACCGTACAGGTCACTTCATGGAGTGATGTTCAACAGGTCTTGCAGGAGGATTTGTCTGCTTATCAGACCATTGTAGTTGATACTATCGGTAAGATGATGGATTTCATCATTACTTATAAATGTGGCAGCCGCCAACCGTCTATCAGGGATTGGAGTGGTATCAATGCGGAGTTTTCATGGATGACACGAACACTTTCGGGGCTTAACAAGCACATCATTTTCGTTGCCCATCGCGACACACGGAAAGAAGGTGATGATACCGTGTTTATCCCTGCCTTGCGTGAAAAGTCCTACAACTCCATCGTTACCGAACTGGATTTGCTCGGCTATCTTGAAATGAAAAGCGAAAGAGGTGTTCAAAGACGCACTATAACTTTTGACCCGACTTCAAGAAATGACGGTAAGAATACATGCAATCTTCCTTCAGTGATGGAAGTTCCTACCATCCTTGACAAGAATGGTAATCCAACCGCAAAGAACGACTTTATCACCGCCAAGATAATCAATTCGTATTTGGGTATGCTTGCTGCCAAGAAGGAAGCGCAGGAAAAGTATGACAAGGTGATAGAAGAAATAAAAGAAAGCATTGAATTTATCACCGATGCCAACTCCGCTAATGAGTTCGCTTCACATATCAATGAGTTTGAACACGTTGGTAGTTCTTTGATGATGGCGAGAAGTTTGTTTGCTGCAAAGGTAAAGGCTTTGGGACTGGTATTCAATAAGGAAACTAAAATCTACTCAGATGCAGCCTAACTATCGTATATATGCAACATTGTTGGATTCTTACTTCAATTACCTTAATAGCGATGTCATATATGAGCGTTATTATGGGTGGAGTGAGAATCCACCATATACGGAAGAAGAGTTTCGGCAGAAGCAGTTTCAAGAACTGATAGACCGGATTAACCGCAGGCCATTCGACAGCGAAGCGGCAGACAAGGGAACAGCCTTTAATGAGGTTATTGACTGTATGGTTGAAAATCGGAAATCCGAAACGGTGCAGGTTGAAAAGGTATATAAGGCAATACGCGAAGGAGCTTGTGACGAAACAGGTAAACCTTTGTATTACGATGAGGTTCAGACCAACGAGGTTATAGGTTTGAGAGTTACCTATAATAATCGTGTTTTTACTTTCCCAATCTCACTTTGCCGAGAGTTCGCCGGTTACTTCAAAGGAGCATTGACCCAACAAAGGGTAGAAGCGATTCTTTCAACCGCATACGGCAATGTTTTGGTTTATGGGGTGATTGACGAGCTGATGCCGGCCAGCATCCACGACATCAAAACAACTGGAAGCTATACCGTAGGGAAGTTCAAAGACCACCATCAACATTTGGTTTATCCTTACGCTTTGATGAAGAACGGTTCGGATGTACGGATATTTGAGTACAACATTGTAGAGTTCAATAAAGGCGGTTTTGTGGTAGATACCTATACAGAAACATACGTTTTCAATCCAGAACGTGATATTCCTATTCTCACTAATCATTGTGAGGAATTTATCCGGTTTTTGGAAGAAAACAGAGAACTTATAACCGATAAAAAGATTTTTGGAGGAGAAAATTAATGGCAAACCAAATAACCGGACGGATAATCGAAATCGGACAAACCGTTCAAATACCATCCAAAAACGGTGGTTCCTCATTTACAAAACGGGAGTTTATTTTAGATGCTACCACTTACGACCCTTATACGGGAGAGCGTAGCGAGTATGAGAACATTATTCCCTTAGAGTTTTCGGGTGACAAGTGTACAGAACTTGACCGCTTTAATCAGGGTGATGTTGTTACTGTATCATTTGTCTTACAAGGGCGTTCTTGGACGAATCAAGACGGAGAATTCAAACGTATGGTATCCATTCGATGCTATAAAATAGAAGCGCGTGGCGGTGTATCGCAATCCCCACAAGCTACACTGGCACAGCAACCAGTCCAACAGCCAGCGCCACAGTCGACCTATCAGCAACAGCCGCAGAATTTCCCACCTCCGGTTGATGCTAATGGCAATGTAAAGGACGATTTGCCTTTTTAGCGTATGCTGTTCGACTTGAAGAATGATATGGAAGAGATTTGGAAAACAGTAAAAGGTTATAATGGATATTATCAAGTTTCTAATACAGGTAAAGTTCGGAATCCTAATAAGGTGCTTACTCCAAATGTTGGAGTAAAGAACGGATATGTTTATGTTACTTTGAGAAAAGATAAAAGACTGTTACATCGAATTGTTGCAGAAACTTTTATCCCCAATCCATTTAATAAACCAGAGGTAGACCACATTAATGGAATTAGAACGGATAATAATGTTTGTAATTTAAGGTGGGTAACTCGCACGGAAAACAATAATAATCCTATTACTAAAAGCCGTTTTAGTAAATCTGCTAAAGGTAAAGTTATCAATGCAGAAACTAAAAAACGAATGTCAATGAGCCGAAAAGGGGAAAAACATCCAATGTATAATAAAAAGCATTCAAGTTTTTCTAAAAGAAAGATGTCTATAACTCATTCAATTCCAGTTGTGCAATTTGGATTACAAATGAATTATATAGCTGAATTTGAAAGTGCAAAAGTGGCTTCTCTTGAAACACAAGTTGCTGCATCAAGTATCAATGCTTGTACGCTCGGCAAAAGGAAAACGGCTGGTGGCTATATTTGGAAAAAGAAAAATGATATTTAATTTATCAAATCATTATGAAATACCCAAGTTCAAGGAGTATGTAAACAAGCTGTTTAGTGAACGTGCGGTGGTGGAAGTGAAAAAGAAACTACCTAACCGCACGCTTGCCCAAAACAGCTACTTGCATCTTCTTTTAGGGTATTTCGGTAGTGAATACGGTTGCAGCCTCGATGAAGCCAAGATTGACTTCTATAAGAGGACTTGCAACCGTGATTTGTTTGAACGTAAGACGGTCAACAAGAAAGGCAATGAAGTAACCTATTTGCGCAGTTCTGCCGAGCTGACAACAGGTGAAATGACTTTGAGTATTGACCGTTTCCGTAATTGGAGTGCATCAGTGGCAGGTATCTATCTGCCGGCTGCGAATGAACATCAAATGCTGATATACGCCCAGCAGGAAATACAAAGAAATCAAGAATTTATTTAGTTATGATAGAAACAAGAAAAACAGAAATCAGGTATGTGACATCTGACCCGAAAAAGATGCTCAACATGTACCTTGCAAAACGTGTCCTCAAAACATGGGAGGAATCTTTCATTGATGAAGATACAGGTGAAACAGTAACCATCGAACGGAATGAAATTCTTTTTGACCGTGGCACGCTGATAGACCAAGACACTTTAGCGAAAATTCGTTTCAGTATGGAAGCTGACGGCATTAAGGAAGTGGAAGTCAGCAACCAGAACCGCTTGGCATTCGAGAACGAGAACAAATTCTTATATCCCTATCTTGCACAGGCACAAATAGGGGACAAGAAACATAAGTTCCTGCTGTATGCCACCGGATTGGAAAATTCTTGTAGTATCTTGAAAGATTACATCGAACTAAACTATATGTTCGGATTCACCTTGACAATGGTCAAGGAGTTCGATTCTTGCGTGATTCTTACTGACAATTTGAAAGAACGCAAGGTAGATGATGCCACCCTCGAAGAATTAAAAGATACATTCCTTTTAAACGATTCTGTAACGGAAGAAGATGAAGAAGAGGGAGATTCCAAGCCCAATGAAAAGAAATTCTATCAGATTGAGACGAAAATCACATTCACGGATGGGGAGAATGAAGACGAGAGAGTTCAGACTTTTGTCGTGAACACCTTCAACGTTGACAGAGCAATGATGCTTATTACCCACTATCTCAAAAACAAAGAGGAAGAATGTGAGAAACAAGCCAAAGAAAAGGGACATGAGTTCAGAAAGAGGGAAATCCATACAGCCATTGAATCTGCTAAACCTATCCCGGTCGGGCGTTTTATTCCGAAAGAGTTTTCAATGGCTTATATGGAATAACTTTGTTAACCTGCCTGCTCGGTCTGTGAAGATATGGCAGGCGAACATGGAGAAGTGACGGAATTGGTAGACGTTAATCAAGATGTGAGGTGCAAAATTCCAGGATAACCGTTAATAACCAAGCCGGCAACCTGCGAGACATCTTAGGTAGAATGATTTAAAATCATATAACCGCAAAAACACCACTCGTCCCGGTTCGAGCCCGGGCTCTCCACATAAATGTGAGCCACACATAAATGGCAAGGGTTAGTAAATAATGGTTGTGCCCCGGAGAATACGCTTCGGGGCTTTTAATGGAAAATTATGGATGAATTATTAACTGGTAAGATTTGCCCTTATTGCGGTAGGTCTACTGAATACGTGGATAGTTCTGTAATCTACGGACGCTCCTACGGTATGATTTACCTCTGCCGAGATTGTAGGGCTTATGTCGGAGTACACAAGGGTACAGACCAGGCGTTAGGGCGTTTGGCAAACGCGGAACTAAGGGAAGCCAAGAAAGAAGCCCACTTCTACTTCGACCAGGTAGCTAAGACCAATCTTATCAATAAAATTTGGAAGAAACATATCCCCAACACTTCAAACAGAAACAAAGCCTACCTGTGGCTATCCAATCAACTGGGCATACCACGTGAGCTTTGCCATATCGGAATGTTTGATGTGGAGGATTGTAAACAAGTTGTTGAACTGTGTAAACCAATAATAGAAAACTATGGAAAATAAAGCAGTAGCATTTATAAAATCAAACGAATGGTTTAAGTCCACTATGGTAGAGCATGGAACGCATAACGGATATGTGGCTGTTCCCTCTGCGAACAAATATCATGGAATGTCTTATTTTGATATTGATGATATAAGTGTACATGGAGGTATCACATTTTCAGAACCGGCAATAAGCGGTGAAGAATCTATCGGAAGCAAAAGGAAAATTAATTCCAAGTATGTCGGAAAAAGAAATCCCATATTGGATGATGTGGAATTCATTACCGATAATACGGAAATAGGTGATGACTGGTGGATATTCGGGTTTGACACATTCCATTATGGAGACAATGAATATGACTGGGACAAACAAGCCGTCGTTCAAGAGACAAGGTACTTGATGAAACAATTGGACAAATAGACAATGCCGTACTACATAAAACGAAAGGCTAAGAAGAAAGACAAGCCTTTACCTCTGTTTGATAAAGCAGGGATAACAGTAAAGAAGAAGCCGGATTTGAAAGCTAAGCTCGACAAAGAGTTTTCCCTTTTCATCCGGCTTCGTGATTGTATGCCAAACGGTTCCTTCCGATGTATATCATGTGGACAGATAAAGCCGTTTACACAAGCGGACTGCGGGCACTATTTCAGTCGTACACATTTGGCAACACGGTTTGATGAGAATAATTGCCATGCCGAATGCCGGCACTGCAACAGGTTCAAAGCCGACCATTTGGAAGACTATCGGGTGAATCTAATTGCTAAAATCGGTCAACAGAAGTTTGATTTGCTGAAAGTCAAAGTTGCCAGCACTTCCAAAATGACTGATTTTGAGTACGAACAGCTAATCAAGTATTACAAAGCACTTAATAAGAAGTTACGAAAGGAGAAAGGGCTATGAGTTATGTATTACGAGATTACCAACAGAAAGCCTCTGATGCTGCCGTTTCTTTCTTCAATAACAAGGCGAAGAAAACAAATGCCATTATGGTGTTACCTACGGGCAGCGGAAAGTCGCTTATCATAGCGGATATAGCCGCAAGGCTTGACGGTCATACCTTGGTGTTCCAGCCCTCGAAGGAAATACTCGAACAGAATTTCAAGAAACTCTGTTCATACGGTATTCTTGATTGCAGTATCTATTCAGCATCCTTTAACTCAAAGGAGATAAGCCGAATAACATTTGCCACCATTGGCAGTGTGAAGAATCATCCCGAACTGTTTACCCACTTCAAGAACATCATTGTGGATGAATGTCATCTTGTAAACCCCAAAGAGGGAATGTACAAGGATTTTTTTGATGCAGTGAAGTGTAAGGTTCTTGGACTGACAGCAACGCCATACCGTTTAAGCTCCAGTCGTGATTTCGGCTCCATGCTGAAATTTATCACTCGGACAAAACCTCATGTCTTTTCAGAGGTCATTTATCATGTACAGGTATCAACCTTATTAGACATGGGTTACTTGGCGAAGTTGAATTACTATCCAATGAATCCTTCGGGATGGAACGAACTTAACTTGAAAGTAAATACTACTGGTGCCGACTATACGGATAGGTCAGTTCAAAGAGAATATGAACGGATAGACTTCTACGGTTATCTCGTTCATATCGTCCAAAGGCTGATGAATCCCAAAGCTGGAGGAAAACGGAAAGGTATTTTGGTATTTACCCGTTTTCTGAAAGAAGCGGAGCGGCTTACCTGGTCTATACCCGGAGCCGCAATCGTTTCGGGTGACACCCCAAAAGGTGAGCGCGAAAGGATACTTGAAGCGTTCAAGGCTGGTGAAATTTCGGTAGTGGCGAATGTCGGGGTATTAACCACCGGCTTTGACTATCCGGAACTTGATACAGTCGTTATGGCACGTCCTACAATGTCACTTGCTATGTGGTATCAGATAGTCGGTCGTGCCATCCGTCCGCATCCTTCCAAAGAATGTGGCTGGATTGTGGATTTATGCGGTAATATCAAACGTTTCGGAGAGGTGTCGGACTTACGGTTGTTTGATAGCGGAAATGGTAAGTGGGCTGTATTTTCTAACGGAAGGCAATTAACTAACGTGAGATTCTAAGACTATGGACGAAGGATTTT